CGTTTGAGCGTTCGAGCCTCAAAGCGCCAAGCGGCGACTCGTTCGACTTCCACGATGAGGTTACCGTGTAGGCCCCTTGGATGAAAATAGCCTGCGAGGGCGTGTATTCTGTGCCGGGCGTTCCGCCAGTCCACAAGTTGAGCGAAGCGCCGCGAGGCTGCGAACCGCTCGAATAGCGATACAGCGACGGCTCAACGATGAATTGATCGCCCACGTCAAGCCCGGTGAAGACCAATGCACTTGAGGCCGTCAGGTTGTAATCCACCTCGCTTCCCGTCGCGAGCCGCCATTTTGCCGCCGCAAGATCGGTCGCAAACGTGCCGCTTGTGTGCGCAGTCAGGCAAATGTAGGCGAGGCTATTTTCAACCACCACGTCGCCGACCGCATAGGCCGTTGTCGTGGCCCATGCAGAATGAGCATAGGAGATCGTGACCGTGTAGCCGTCGCGGCTCAGATCGTGCTCTTTGAGCGGCGGAAAAACGTAGCTGATGGGCTGGACAAGGAACGAATAACTGACTGCCGTTGTGGCGTCATCGCTCCATGCTGTGTTGCGGATGAAATTCCCCGTCAGGGTATCGACCGGAACAGACTCCACCAGCAACGGCGGATGTGACGGATGAACGAGAACGATCAACCTGCCGACCTGTTGGAACTGGATCACGGGCAATTCTGCCGCCGTGTAGTCGTTCGGCCACTCGATCACGCTGCCGGTCAGTGCATACCAATAGCCAGCCGAAAGCGCCGACGCAAAAGAGCTGTCGGTTGCCTCATCGTTGGCGACGCGGACGTAATTCGTTCCGCCACTCGTCACCAAGTCGCCAAGGTAGTAGGTTGTCGAAGTCGAGTGAGCCGGGACCGAGTAGCCAGAGCGGATTTGCAGATATGCGCCCGGATCGCCGTCGCTCCAAAAGCGGAAGTAACCAGCCCCGACTTCGAGGACATAGTTTTCCGAGGTCGAAACGCGAATTGGAATCAACCGCGTGGCCGAGGATGAATCCTTGACCTCGCCGATATACTGCGTCCCAGGAGCTTTGAAGGCTCCGCCGTAGGGCCGCACAATGAAGTTCTCCATTTGCAGACAGCCGGAGCGGTATTGCTCGAAATCAACCCGGCCCTCCATGAGAGGAGTGAAGATACCGCCGTTAAAGTTGACGTGAAGAGAGCGCATTACGGGATGAAGCCGCGACGAGCCGCGACCAGTTGGGAGTCATAGGTTGGCTGAAGAACTCGGCCCTTTCCGGCCCGTGCGTCGTTGCGGCGCTTCTGAGGTGCCACAATGCCCTCATATTGCTTTCGGAGCATTTCAGCCCGCCCGCTGCTCTCGACAATCTCAGCGGCCAGATACGAGGCGAGCAGAAGAGCAAAGGCATTGATGAACTCTTGAGGCCATTCGGCAACGGTCGTGTGCTGGTAGATGTATCGCAGCTCCACCACATCGGCATTGGTCAGCAGCTTGTCAGCCTCTACAACGAAAGGCTGCGAGTCTTCCTCGTTGCCTTCGAGTCCATTGAAGCGGACAACGCGCAGGCAGTCATCCGGCATCGTGTGCTGATAGTCCCAGCCAAACAGAGGCACGCGGATAAACGAACCCGTGCCGCTGGTGTGCGATCCGCTAAAAACCGAATCTTGAAGGTCAAACGTGTCGTTGTCGATGCGCGTAATGAACCACGATCCGTTCGCATTTACGCCCTCGACATCTTTGAAGGTTGTGCGTTGGCCGGTCTGGTATCCATGCCCCGTGTGCGCGACGCGAATCAAACCGCTGCCGTTGTCGGTCAGCGCCACACCAACAAGGTCCGTCCAGGTCAGCGTCAGCCGTGCGCGTGTTGTGGCAAAGTTCCACGGATGCGACGCCAAGGCCTCGTCACGAGCCGGAGCAAACCAGCGCCGAGTTGCCTCCGCTTGTGGGGTCGTGTCGGTGTCGATGTCCGTCGCGGTGTTCGCGCCAAGCATCGAGAGCGCCAAGTTGCAGATTTCGGTTTTGGTCATGGCTCAAAAAAAGGAGAACCCCCGCCGCCCTGCGAGAGAGCGACGAGGGCGAGGACTCTACCACCACTGGAAGAGATAGGGATTACGCGAGCGTATAGGCCAGCGTCCAGACCTGCGTGTGAGACGCGGCGTTGGTTGCGGTCGTCCAGGTGACGACAATCCAAGCGTCCTGCGTGAGAGCGGCAGACGTCAGGATGCCAGCGCCAACGGTGCCCGCTTCGGTGAAGGCCTTCCGCCCGGCAGCATTGCCGAGCGCCAGACCAGCGCCGTAAACGTCATCGTCAATCGCCTCGGGCGTCGCGGCATCCGTGAAGGTGCCGATTTTGCCCGTGAGGGCGTCGCCGGGGTCGCCGTAATCGACGGAGCACAGTTGAGGGCAGAGACGCGCACCCTTTGGAAGCCGGGCCAGAAAGAGCGGGTCAGCGGTCGCGCCTGTGTAGGCGGATTTCGTGACCTGAATGACTTTCAGGTTGCCGCCGTAGGAGCGGAGATTGGGAGCCTGCGAGATGTCGGAGACAGCCGCAAGTTGAGCAGTTGCAAAATCAGTGAAGACGTTAGCCATAATCGTGAGGAGATGAAGATTAAAACGAGGGAGGAAAGAGCGGGAGCCTAGCGACTCCCGCTCAAGATTGGTTTACGGGCTTTCGTCCGTGTAGATGCGGACGACTTTTTCGTTCTGCGTGCGAACAGCACCGCAGCGATAGACGCCGCGAATCTGCTGGCAGTGGCGCTTGGACGGCAGAACGTCCATGTGGACGTTGCGGCCACCTTCCGCGAACTTGATGCCGGACTTGTGCCACGCAAAGCAGGTGCGAACATCGGTCAAAGTGTTGCGGCTCAGGCGCTCGGAGCGGATGAACTTGAAGCCGAGGAAGCGGTCAATTTTGCCGTCCACCAGAGCTTTCACGCTGGCGTAGTCCTCGGAGGTCATCTTGTCCACCAAGAGCATGTCTTGAAGCTGCTGCGCCGCATGGACGAAGTAGCGTTCACCGTCTTCGACTTCCTGCGCATCGAGGAGCTTCTTGGCACGGGCGATCTTCGCCAGCGTCAGGCCGCTATTGGCGGTCGAGCCAGAAGCAACGTAATCGACGGCGATGGACATCGCAGCAAGAAAACTGTCCGACGTGGTGCCGTTCTCGCCGATGTAGCGGGTGGCGTCGAAAGCCTGGATGATGACATCATCCTTCGTGCGGTTCGAGGAAGCCGTCATGGACTGCACTTCTTCGGAGTTCGGGAGCGCGATGGTGCCAAGTTGCACCTCGTCGTCTTCATCGAACACAATCACACGTTCGAATTTGCGGCGGTAGAGCCAGTAAGATTGTCCGGTCGAGTCACCATCGGGCGTGTCACCCTTGCGCTCGGTCACTTCGGACATGCTGCCGACATCGAGCTGGTTGAACTTGCGGCGCTTGCCGGTGATGGTCGTGGGCGTGACCGCAGCGCCAAGGCGCGAATCGGTCTGCTGCGCGAGCATTTCCCAATTCTTGGAATACTCGGTTTCGAAATAGGTTGTGAGGGCGTCAGACATGACGTGAGAAAGAGTTGATGATTGCGAGACTGGCTTGTCCGAGTCGTGACTTGCCGGGTGATTTACCCTCTCGCGGGTGTCTCTTTCGAGGCCGCTGCTTGGCTCTCGCGGGTATCCGCAGGACGCGGGCCGCTTTGACTCTGCGAGGATGAGGTTGAACACATTGCAGAATGTCAACTTAGAAATTCAAGGTTGACGCTTTGAGGCAAAGCTATACCTCTTTGCTTACCGTTCTAGCGTCAACACTCGCCCCTAAGAAGGCGGTCACTTGGCAAAGGTGTTTGAGAGCAGAGTTCATGTTTTACCGGCAAGCGTAGGCACGGAATCAGCCGTGGCTCCCGACTTGCCCCGGCTGCTGATGTGCTGGGGCGGACACGCGGGCGAAGTTGGCGACTTCATAAAGCATGAACTCTGCTCTCCGAAGGCTGAATTGAGCGGTAGTGTATTTTGGTAATGCAGCGCGGCGAGTTTTCAGCGGTGCGAAAGCATCAAAGCGATGATCCTGATTCCCGACGAAACAGACAGCTTGCAGTTACCCTTTACCGGGACTGCTATGCTCCGAAACCATCAAGCCCTCAAAAACAGCATGTTCCGCGCCATTATCTACAACCACCTGAGAGTCGCCATTGACAGCCAAGAATGCGCAACATGGCAAGATGCCGTGCAATGGCTGTCTGAACGCACTGGAAACGGGCGGAAATGGAGTGAAATCACAATCGTTTGAACAAGACGCGAGCACAAAAAAGCCGGGGCTTTTTCGGCCCCGGCCTTGTGATGCACGTCGAGCTACACTTTGACGCCTTGCAGCCTTGCCATGAGGGCAGCGGCCTCGCGTTGGCGTGCGTCGCCCTCTTGGCCCATGAATGCCTTGTGCCAGGGGTTGTTCGGGTTGCGGCGAATGTCCTCGGCTTGTGCGGCTCCATCCATGACCGTTGCAGCCTTGTCGCCGCCGACGAGCTTGTCGGGGGAGATGAGCCGCGAAACGGTCAACATGGCCTTCACGAACTTCGCATTATTGCCAAGCTCGCTGTCGTTCAGGTCAAAACCGGCAATGGATGCAGCCTTGGCAGCAAGCCCGAGATTGGCGTCATAATCCGCACCCCATTCCTTGAGCAGTTCAGCCTCTTGGGACTTCACCCATTCATCGAGCTTGCCTTTGCCTGCGTCGGCTTGGCTGGCGATTTCGGCAGCCTGCTTGGCAACGATCTTGTCGGCGATGGCGGGCGGAATGTTGTTTTCGTGAAAGAACTTCTGCCAGTCGCCCACCTTGGCCTCGTCCCATGACAGGCCTTGTGGCAGGTTGTCCGGCTTCGTGAGCTTGTATTCCTCCGCCTTGGCCGGGACGCCGAGAACCTCGCGGATTTGCGCGTTGAACTTGGCGACTTCTTCGGGCTTGGCGTCTGGAGCCGGAGCCTTGAGGGCCGTTTTCTGGCCGATCAACTTGGAGGCATTGACGTGGCCGCGCATGAGTTCGAGCGGATTCGGATACTTGGCAAGAGCAGCCGCCGACGCCTTGAGGTCATCGGGGAGGCTTGCATCCCAGCCGGGCCGGAAGTTGCCCTTGTCGTCCAGCGAGGAACGGAAATCCCATGCGCCCGAACTGCCGCCGTCGCCAGCGTGGCCGCTTGAGCCAGAACCGGCCTTGGATGCGTCGCCTTGTCCAGCGCCCGAACTGCCGCCAGCCGCGCCGCCAAGCAGCGTAGAGCCGCCAGAAGCGCCGCCGCCGCCATTGCTGCCGCCGTCGCCGCCTTCACCTTCGAGGAAGAATCGAGGAAAGAGTTTCATCACTCATCACCCCCCTTTCCAATGAAATCATTTTCGGGCGCTGTGTCCTTCTTCTCGCCGGGCAGTTTCCCTTTCAGCTTTTCCTCGGCAGCCTGGAACTCGCGGACCGATGCCGGAATGCGCCGGTTGTCAGGGTAGCGGACGGCGATTTCTTCGGGCGTCGCGTGCGCCTTGAACCACGCGACATATTCGGGCGTTTTGTCGCCCATCGCCGGGTGTTTGGCCGGAGGCTGCGGAATCCGGCCTTCGTTGGCAAGCTTGTGCAGCCGTTCGACGGCAGAAAGATCGCGCTCAATCACGGGAGGCTGAACGACGACTGGAGTTTCCGGCACTTGCGGAGCTTCCTGAATGAGGCCGCGACGCTTCATTTCTTCGGCGAGT